AAACTTAAAAAGATATCACAGTTTAAATCTTATAAAAACTTCAAACGGATATTCTAAGTTTATAACTGAATTACCAAAGCCAATTTAAAAATTTAAAAGAACTGCCATAATCGACAGTTCTTTTTTGACGTCAAAAATACGTCAAATATTTAATTCACTTTGGTGTTTTTCTGTTCGTATTGTAAAATTATAGAAATTCAATTTTTAGTTGTAATTTCAATTTAAATGTATTAAAATGTATTTTGTGATGGTTTATATCATATTCATTATGGAAATTAATTTCAACACTAATTTTATTTGGAAACTACGGGTTTTGTTAACTGGCGACAATAAAAACGGCAAAAATTTTCTTTAAAAAAAATTAGAAGATAGAATTAACCGCTTTTTGCGCCTTAGTCATCATGTCACTTGTAAAGTGTGAGTAAGTATCAATGACTACTTGAACAGTATCACCCATAAGCTCAGCTACAGTTTTAAAATCAACTCCATTTGCAACAAGCATTGAAGCGTAAGTATGCCTTAAATCATGTATAGAAATGTCATAACCGTTTTTTTTAAATCTTGCGGTTAAATTAGAGCAAGTGGAATCAGTTCTTTTATATGAAATAATTCTGCCGCTAATATTAATAGGATGTTCCTTTTTATATTTAAGTAGTGCATCCAAAGTCTTAGGAGGAATTGGAATCTCTCTATTAGAATTTGTACTTTTAACAGGGCCGATGCCACATGTCAATGGTTTTTTAATTATTAATTTCCACTGTTTATTAATATTCATAGTGGATTTTTTTTCGTCAATGTCATTCCAATTTAGCCCTAATATTTCTCCTATCCTAAGACCACAGGTAGCAGCCAACAAGGAGATTATATAATAATGTTTGTATTTCACCATTTTGTTTAATAGATCATTTAATTCTGATTCAGTAAGCGCTTTTATTTTCTTTTCTGTTTTAATTTTAGCAGGCATAGAAACATCGCCAAATGGATTGTCTTTAATGATTTTAAGAGGCGATATAGCATAATTAAAAATTACCTTCATTTTAGCTACATAAGTTTTAATAGTGCTTTGCATAAGTTTATTTCTTATCATGTTATCAACACAGTGTTGAATTTCTAATGTTCCTATTTCGGCAACTTTGCTGTCTTTAATATTTTCAAAATGTTTAAACGCACCATCATAACTTATCAATGTGTTTGTTTCTTTATGCAATTCAGCGTGCTCTATAAAATAATTAAACAATTCATTTAATTTTGTTTCTTTCAATTCAGGATTAATATATTTAATAGTTTCTTCTAATTCTTTTACTACATCTTCAATCCATGGCTTAGAAGCTTTCTGTGTTTTAAATCCTTGCTTTGATTTCTGTTTCCATCTTCCAGTAGCATCTTTATAACTGATTATCGCTTGTATACCTTTGTCTTTTTCTCTGTACGTAACATTGTAATCCATTTTAATCTCCTTTTTCTGTTGCATTTTTAAGGAGCTTTTGTTATAATTTATTTACTTACATAAATAAAAGCTCCAACTTTTTCCGTACTGTTACCGCAGTACGGTTTTTTTATATTATAAGCCAATAAATAAATTTTAGCAAATAAAAAATAGCCGTAAAAGCTATTTAGAATTATTTACATATTTTTTTAAATTTATAAATCCTTTTTCTAAATCATTTAAATATTCTTGTAAAGCCTTTTTGCTTACATTACTTTTACTATCATTTCCAACCAAGAAATCAACAGTCACTTCAAAATAATTTGCTATTTTTATAAGAGTTTCAATGTCTGGCTCGTTGATACCTCTTTCATATTTAGAATACGCTGAAGCATCTACGCCGATTACTTCAGCTATTTCGCTTTGAAACAATCCTTTTCTATCTGTTCTTAATTTTTTCAATCTATCGCTAAATATGCTCATTGGTTGCCACCCTGTAATTTTATAAGAAAATTATACACAAATTACCAATTTTGCACAACTAAATGGCTAAAACAGTCAGCAAAAATTTGACAAAGGATAAAAAAGCTATTATAATATTACAAAGAATAACGTTTCGACATAATAACAAAATTATTGACAAAGATTTACAAAGGGGTTATAATCAAAATAGACAATTATTCGAACAAACGTTCTATAAAATTCGTGTAAGAGGTGAAGTATGGGGGATACTGAATTTGAGAAAGAACTAAATGAATTGCAAGACCTTTTGAAAGAATTAAACAATATTAAAGTTGTTAGAAATATTAAATGTTTAGTAAAAGATTACATAGAAGAAACAGAAAGAGCAATTTCCTGATTTAAAGGAGATCGCTCTTTAATAATTTTATAATAGGTCTTAATTTTTCTCGCTGCTCTAAAGTTAAATCTTTAATATCTCTAAATATATCAAGCAGCTCGGGATCATCAGCATCTAATATTGTTTTTCCTAATGCTCTAAAAGGATTTGGTTCTTCAATTAAATCAGCTTTTGTAATATTAAAATAATTTGCTAACATTTCTATTTTATCAATTCGAGGGTATGTGTTGCCATTTACCCAATCCGTAAATGTTGAATAACTTACAGATAGCGCATCGGCTATTTCTTTTCTTTCTTTACCACTTAATTCAATATATTTCCTTAAATTTTTTGAAATCATTTCTTTATTGCCTAAATTGTTCAAGATTACACACCTCCAATATTTATTATATCTATTATACTAAAAAATACAAGAAAAATTTTAAAGTTTTACGAAATAACCGTTGACAAAACGGTTTAATCGTTATATAATCATATTACAGGTTGAAAAAATTATCAAAAAGGAGAAAAAAATAATGGCGATAACATTAAAAGCTGCAAGAGTTAATAAAAACTTAACTCAAAAACAAGCAGCAGAAAAGCTTGGAATTTCGGCAGATAGCTTATGGAACTATGAAAATGGAAGAAGTTATCCTGATGTAAAAGTTATAAAAAAGATGGAAGAAGTGTATAGTGTCTCTTATAATGACATAAATTTTTTGCTTACAAATAACGGTTAAACCGTAAATAATGTGCGTAATACATAAAAATAAAAGAAAAATGGGGGTGCTTTAAGTGGCAGGTAGATTAGTATTCTACGTTAGAAAAGAGAAAGAAAGAGCAAAAGAAGGAACGAAGGTAGTTAGGATTTACGAAGAGGACTACAATTTTATTGACGATTTATCAAAGAAGACAGGATTAAGTAGAAATGCAGTAATATCAAAATTTATAGAACTTGGAAAGGAAGAAATGGAATTAAGAGAGGAGTAAGTTATGTCAGACAAATTGTTAACACAACAAGAACTCGCTGAGCGCTGGCAAGTATCAGTAAGAGCAATAGAAAACTGGAGAAAAGATGGAATAATTCAACCAGCCAAGGGAGTTCCGGCAATAAGATTTACAGAGCAACACATCTTAGAGCTCGAAGGTGTAAAACTTGACAGAATGTCACCTTTGGAACGAAGAAGACTCGAGTTAGAAATCGAAAAGCTAAGACTTCAAAATGAAAAACTCAAGGGAATTATAGGTAAAGTTTTAGCTGAAACATCACAAATAATAAGTATGGAGGCAAGTTAAATGAATTTAAGCTATTACGCGGACCAGTTCGCAATGGTAAGTGAATGTAAGAACGAAGACGCAAGAAACAGACAATTAACTATATTAATGAACAATTTAGAGCGTGAATATGACATACCAGCTTACAATGACGAGGCTTTTAATGTATCTAATCCAGGTATCATGGATCTATATAGAGCTGTTAGCACTGCAAGAAATTTATAGGAGGTAATTTAAATGTGTGATTTTGAAAATGTAAAAGGTTTTAAAGAATTAGATCCAAAGAGACAGGAATTATTAAAAAATACATATCAAAGACATTTTGATTGTATGAGTGGTTGGATGAAAGAAAAATGGGCTCCTCAGACAGTTGAAGCAGCTGACTATGGTGTAAAAGTAATAATGCCTGGTACATGGTTTCACTACAACTGGAAAGGTGAATGGTATTAAAAACTAAATAACTGATGACAAAGAAGAGCTCAGGCTCTTTATAAAAACAGTTTTTTAAAACAAAAAGGTCTAACGTACATTATATGATAGCAATTTTAAAAATAGAACTAAGGAGGATGTGAAATGCAAAAGAAAAAAAACAAGCAGTTTTGGGACAGGTTCTGTGATGATAATGATTTAATAAAATTCAAAATCATTTCATGCGTGATTTTAGCAATCGGATTTCTAATTTATGATGGGAGGTTTTAAATGAAAGTTATCAAAATAACAACTAATAATGTAATAAGTGTAGTTGACATCCAGGAGCCAACGTTAAATGACATGCAGGAGCAAGTAGGAGGATTTATAGAAACAGTAAGGCCTTTTGGATTGAGCTTATTGGACGTGCCAGGTAACAGGAATTTACTCATGATTGTTAATGAGGAAGGGCGTTGTATAAGGTTAGACATAAATAAAGCAGGCAGTAGTCTTTATAATGACGGCATTAATTATCCATTTACCGGATTTGAACCTATCGTAGGTGACATCTTATTTATGTCAGAAGGTTTTGTAAACGGTGAGCCAGATATTATAGGTTTATCAGATGAACAGGTACAAGCTTTAATATCTGAATTAATTAATAAGTTTGATTTTTTAAATATGGAGCTGATGAATGAGTGAAAGACAATGACAGATACTCAGATGTTGACATTTGCACCCTTTATAGGCGAGGTTCAAGCATATCAATTCTTAACCAGTTAACAGGCAAAAGTAATTTTGAGATAAAAAATATATTAATGAATGGGGGCTATATAGAAATGAATAACGAAAGAAAAGAAAATATTTTAGAGAAATACAAAGAGGGTTTAAGTGATGTTGCTATAGCAAGAGCTACAGGATATCCACAAAGCCAGGTGTCAACATTCCTCAGAGGTCAAGGTTTACCAGCTAATGGAAAGTTATTTGGTGGAAAGGCTAAAAAACAAGAAGAAAAAGTTGCTGTTGTGGAAGAAATTAAAACAGATCAGCCAGAAGTTAAACAGAACGATGAAAAAACATATACTTACAGTCCTGAAAATGGATGGAATGAAATACGTTCAGATGAAAAAAACGAGGTGGAAATTATGAAAAACTCAGAAAAAGAATTAGTAATAGAATTAGAAAATATTGAAACTAAGGATATTGATTGGAAAGTAGTGAGTGAAAATCTTGAAAAACGCATCGAAGGTGGACAAGTTAAAAATGACAAATATAATCTTGCATACATAACATTGGACATCATCAGAGAAATTTGGAGGAGTATATGACAGTAACAGTTAAAGTTGATAACGGAAAAATCGAATGCTCCTATGATTCTAATAAAGACAAAGACAGATTCTTGTTAGCTTTTAATACAGGACCATTTGGTGGTATAGCAGTAAAACTCAATAAAAGCGACTTGCCAGAGTTAATAGATACTCTTCAAAAATTCGAAGACAGTTTGAAGTCTACGACAAGGAGGTAATTGAAATAAAATGGATGAGAACTGGTGTGCATTCTACATAGCAATTATGACAAATTCGACTGTAGAACAGGCATTTACTCGGTGGAAAGGGGTTAATGATTATAACAATTCAATATCTCAGGATGATGTAAGAGATATGATTGAAATGAAAAAAACAATGACATATAAGCAAATTGGTGAAATTTACGGCATCACTGATGGCGCTGTTAATAAAAGAATAAAGCGCTTCAAGGGGGCGAGCTGATGAAAGTCATATGCACTATCTGCAATTATGAATGAGATGCGTCAAAGTATGTAATTGAAAGCAGTTATATTTGTCCTCATTGTACATGGAAAATTAAGAGAGATATAAAAATTAAGTTAGGAGGTAAAAAGAAAAGTGTCAAATCGCATGGAGACTATCATTGGAAATTACAAGGAAATTATTATTGAAGACGGTGATATTTCAAAAGAGCAGCTTCTACAAATGTTACGTTTAGATAATTACATCCCGGATAATTATAAGAATGAAGATGGTTTTGAAAAAATCGCTAACAAAATATTGATTAAAACTACTAAAGCTAAGGAAATGTCTGAAAAATTTGAGCGACGTTTGAAATTATTTAATCAAGGGCACAGCATTTCAGAAATAGCAGTTATGGAAGGAGTTATTTATCAAACATTAAAATATTGGTTTGTGGCTAATGGATTATTTAAGTCAGAAAATAAAAGAGGTCGCCCTGTTGGTAGCAGAACGACCAAGTCCCAAAGGACTGCATAAAACTATAATAAGTATAACAAATTTATTGCGAGGTGTAAACATTGGATGTAATTAAATGTCCTGCATGTGGCAGGGATCATAATATAAATAAGCAGCATAGAGTTAAATGTATTTGTAAATCGGACCTGGTAGTTCTTAAAAACGGTAAAAGTAAAGTCCTTGTAAGAGAAGAGGACAAGCCAAAGGTAAAGTCGATTAAATGTAAAAATTGTATTTATTTCTATCCAACGAAGGAAATAATGGGAGATTGCATGGATCTTGAGCTGATGAAGAGAAATGTTAATGGTGATTGCATAACAGTATGTAAAAGATTTAAGGGAAAATAAATGGAGGATGTAATATGAAAGCTACAGGAATAGTTAGAAATATAGATGAATTAGGAAGATTGGTTATACCTATGGAACTTAGAAAAACTATGGAGATTACACAAAATACGCCAATTGAGATATTCACAGAGGGAAATAGCATAATTCTTAAAAAATATGGCAAAAAGTGTGAGTTTTGCGCCGAAGAGGATTTGAGTAAATTGAGCGATTTTAAGGGCAAAAATATATGCAAGAGCTGTTTATCAGAAATAAATGGGAGGTATTAAAATGTTTAATTTATTCAAAAAGAAACAAGATGAAACAGTTGAAAGTTTAGCAAATAAATTAATCATGAAGTTAAAAGAGGAAGGGAAGTCTATAGCTTACCCTGATATATCAGAAGGCCTTGGTTCTGTATCGATATTCGCTCACGATATAGGAACTGAAGTAGCATCTTTAAGCATTGAATCTAACAATTGGAAAGTAAAAGTAAAACCATATTTTGAAAAATTTTAGGGGGATGAAATGGAAATTAAATTACAAAAGTTAAATGTTAAAAATTTCAAAGGTATAAAAAAATTAGAAATAGAATTCGGACAAACTACTAATATTTACGGTGAAAATGCATTAGGTAAAACAACTATATTTGATGCTTTTACATGGTTGCTATTTGATAAGGACAGTTCAAATAAAAAAGATTTTAATATTAAAACATTAGGTAAGGATGGCGAAGCTTTACATGGATTGGAGCATGAAGTTGAAGGAGCTCTTACGGTTGACGGTAAATCATTAGAGTTAAAGAAAGTTTTTACTGAAAAATGGGTTAAGCAGCGTGGATCTGTAGAGAAAGTTTTTTCTGGCCATGAAACAAACTACTGGATCAATGAAGTTCCAGTAAAGAAAAATGAATATCAAAATAAAATTAATTCTATTATCGATGAAACTATATTTAAGCTAATTACAAATCCATTGTTTTTCAATCTGAATTTGAATTGGCAGGATAGAAGGAAAACTCTTCTTGAAATTGTTGGAGATATTTCGGACCAGGATGTAATTAATAGTAGTACAGAATTAACAAGGCTTTCAATATTGCTGCAAGACAAAACATTGGATGAATTTAAGGCCATGATTGCAGGTCAGAAAAAGAGATACAATGAGCAGCTCAAATCAATACCTATAAGAATTGATGAGCTCAGCAGGAACATTCCAACGCTGGAGGTAGACGTTGATTATATAGAGTTAGAAGAGGAGAGAAAAGAACTTCAGCAAATTATTAATAATTTGGATAATGAACTTACAGACCAAAGAAAAATAGCTATGGAGCTGATGAACGGCTTTAAGAAAAAACAGTCTTTAATAGCAGGTAAGAGAAATCAGCTTGTCAAAATGGAAACTGATATTGTTAGAGAAAGTTTGAAAAGTTTAAATGATTTAAGATATAAAAAGACGGACATTGAAAATCAAATAAATAGAAATAAAAGGTTAATTGGAGACATTCAAACTTCCATAACTCAAGATACTGAATTGATTGAAAAAACAAATAAAGCCCTTTCTGATTTAAGGAATAAATACAGCGAAGTTATTAAAGAAACTTTTGAAAAACCTGATAGAAATAACTTTATTTGTCCAACCTGCAAGCAGAATCTACCAGAAGGTGACATTGAAAATAAAATTGCATTTATGGAAAACAACTTCTTAATAGATAAAAAATCAAGACTTGAAGATATAAATCAAAAAGGCAAAACCGGAGCTTTAAGAGTTAAGGAACTACAAAGAGCTATCGGGGAAAGTGAAGATAAATTAAATTCTATAAATGAAAAACTTATTCACCTAAACGCAGAATTAAAGGTAATGACCGCTCAGATTGAGCAAGAAGAAAAGATAACAGGTGTTGTGGATTATGAATCGAACGAAGAGTATCAAGTGTTAAAAACTGAAATAGAGAGCTTGGAAAATGAATTAGAAGACAGTGAGTTTGAAGAGGTTGACTCAAGGAATTTAATCAATAAAAAGCAATCATGCAGCGACAGAATAAATGAAATCAATAAAATTCTAAATAGTAAACAGGTCATTGCAGATACGCAAAAGCGTATAGTAGAGTTGGAAGAGCAGCAAGTTGATATTGCAAGCAAAGTATTAGAGCTTGAAGGCCAAGAATATTTAGCAGAGCAGTTCATCAGGACTAAAGTTGATATGTTAGAGTCAAGGATCAATGAAAAGTTTAGCCAGGTTAATTTTAAAATGTTCAATGAACAAATAAACGGAGCCTTGGTTGAATGTTGCGACACTCTTATAAAAGGCGTACCGTTCCAGGATGCGAATAATGCAGCGAAGATTAATGCCGGTGTAGATATTATAAATACTCTTACAAAGCATTATGATATTACAGCTCCTATATTTGTGGATAATCGTGAGGCTGTAAATAGACTAATTGAAACTGAGAGCCAAGTAATTAATTTAATTGTGAGTCACGATAAAACACTGAGAGTGGAGGTTTTATAATGAATGAAACGGAAGATAATTTAAAAATAAAGCTTAAAGATATATCAATAATCGATACAGGAACTGCTTTGGTAATAGTTGTGCGTAAAAATGTAAAGGAAGGTGAGGGTAAATAATGGACCACGAAAATTTTATGTACTTAAATAAAAAGGTAGTTAGATATGAACAACTTCAGTCATTTAAGGAGCATTTGAACGATTTTCAACAAGAACTAATCAAAGATAAAGATATTAGAATTGCAATAAGCGATGATGATTATGATAAAACTTTTATAGCAGACAATATGGCAAGGAAGTCAGTTTGCATCCATATAAAAGATGAATACGACGAACTCATGAGAGAAATTAAAGACAATCTCATAGACAGTATTGGAATGACATTAGTAAAAATAAATCAGATCATGGAGGAAATATAAATAATGAATTTAAAAACTACTTTTTATGTAATTCTAATTACAGCATTTCTGCTCTTTGGAGGACTTGCGATTAAAATGATATGGTTTCCAGTTAATACTGTACAACAAAGCGTTGATACTGCATATGAAGTTGTAGATAAGACAATGACAGGTGAAAATGCAATTGCTAATTATGAGTGGTTTAAAGAACAGGAGGCTTATATAAGACAATGCGTAAAGAATGAACAGATATCGCAAGAAGAGTATGATTTGTATGTTTCAATGTTACCAACTGATAGGACTACATGGGACAGGCAAGATAAAGACGAAGAAGGCAGTTTAAGGAATAGCTTATATGCACTTCAAAAGCTTACAAATAAAGCAATGGAAGATTATAACGCTCGTGCAAGTATGGAAAACAGAGCAATATTTAAAGATAATTTACCAAGTAATATTACGAGAGCTTTTTACGCAGGAATGGATTTAACACACTAAAAATCAAAGGAGAGAATGATGAAAAAAATATTAATAGTAATTTTAAGTTTAGTAATGATTTTAGGATTGGTTGGATGTTCAGTAGATGTTCCGGTAAGAGAGAAGAATTCAGTAGAAAAAGCAACGATAGCAAATGAAAAATCTGTTGCAACTTTAATAGGAAATGACAAATTACCTACAATAACGAAATCGTTGGAAAGAGAAAATATTAAGCGTAGAGTAGAATTTATTAATCAGCCGGATAGGATTGGTTATCTATACTTATTATCTGACAATGGACAACTTATTAAAGAGGTTCAAGTATTAGGAAAAGCAAGTAGTTTAAATAATTATATAACACCAATGGAACAATTGACATTAGGAAAAATTGACGATTATCCATCTGAAACATATGTAACTGAAGCTCCTGATTTAGATGGTACTTGGGGAACAAGACCTGAAGGGATATTCTGGTTTACGCCTGATGGAGTATATCAAGAATGGACTGGATTGTATTTATACAGTAGTGAAAGAATGACTTTTACAACAAAACCGTTACTAATAGAAAATATCGAAAAATAAAAAGGAGGAAATACAATGGCAGCACAAAATAAAAATGAGGTAATTAACGCTAAACAAGAAATGGCATATACGTATCAGGTGAACGGTGAGGAATTAACATTAACTCCGACGGTTGTAAAAAATTATCTTACAAGAGGAAATGGTGCTATTACAGGTCAAGAAGCAGTTTTATTTATGAACCTTTGTAAATATCAGAAATTAAATCCATTTCTAAATGAAGCATATCTTGTTAAATTTGGCGATCAACCTGCTCAACTTATAACTGGTAAGGATGCATTTATGAAAAGAGCTGAAAACCATGAACAATTTGATGGTTATAGAGCAGGTCTTATTATAAATAGAGATAATGAAGTTATTGAAGTTGAGGGAAGCTTTACAATTCAAGGTGACGTACTTTTAGGAGGTTGGTGTGAAGTCTACAGACTGGACCGAAAAAATCCTATAATAGCAAAAGTAAATATCGAGGAATACAACAAAGGTAAAGCTCTTTGGAAGGACATGCCTAAAACAATGATTAGAAAAACTGCAATGGTACAAGCTTTGAGAGAGGCATTCCCGGCTAACCTTGGAGGCATGTATGTTGAAGAAGAAATGACATTTGAGCAAGCTGTACCGGTTGAAGATAAGGTTAAGGAAGAAATTAAGCAAGAAGCAAATAAAAAGCCTTTGATAATTAAAAACGATAAGCCTCCAGTAGAAGAGTTTCAAGATGCAGAGGTCATTGATCCAGACGAGGAGCCAGACTTTTAAATGATTATGAAGTGTCTTGCTTCAGGGAGCGGTGGCAATAGCTACCTGCTCCAATCCTCCGAAGGGGAAACTTTAATAATAGAGTGTGGTATTAATATTAAGGAAATAAAAAAAGCTTTAAATTTCAACATGAGGAATGTAGTGGGTTGTTTGATAACTCATGAACATCTTTGACCACTCAAAAGAAGCATTTAATTTAATGATGTTAGGTGTTCACATTTATGCTTCAAAGGGCACAAAAAAAGCTATTTCGGGTGCGCCTGAAAGAATGGTTTCTAATACAAACATATTAAAGGAAATGGTCAAAACGAAAATTGGAAACTTTGAAGTTATTCCATTTGGAGTAAAACATGACGCTTTAGAGCCATTAGGATTTCTAATTACACATGCAGAATGCGGAACTATATTATTTGCAACTGATACATATTACATTCCTTATAACTTCAATGGATTTGACATACATCATGTAATGGTTGAGTGTAATTATTCAAAAGAAATCCTAAAAGCTAATAATCAATTAGAGAAGTTGAAGGACAGGATCATGCATTCTCATTTTGAGTTGGAACATGTAAAAGACTTCTTTACAGCGAATGAATTTAATGAAGTTAGAGATATAGTGCTTCTACATTTGAGCAATGCAAATAGCAATGCTGAGCAGTTCAAGGATGAAATAGGTAAGTGGATGAAAAAGCCTGTTTATATAGCTGATAAAGGCTTAGAAGTTAATTTTGATTTATACGAATTTTAGGAGGCACTATGTTTAGTAAATTATTTAGAAAAATTCACAGTAATTATATGGATACACATTATGTTCAAGAGTTCAAAGTACCTGAAGTAAAGCCTAATAAAAGTAAAGTGCTAATAGTTGGGTTAGGGAAAAGTGCAACTTATAATATTAAGCAGCCAAAAGGGAAGAAGAGGTAAACATGGATAAATTCATATTAAAGCTAAATAAACTTAACGAATCAGAACGTTTAGAAATATCGACGTTATTAATAAAAGCTGGATACACTGTAAGGCTTAGAAAAGAAAAGACAACAGGAAAAACTTATAATCATTACGTTGAATATTTTGAGGAGGGCTCAAATGAAAGCTGACAATAACAATATAGGTAAGAATGGTAGTGGCTGTAGTGATCCTACAGCTTTTGCTGCAATAGCTAAAGTAACACGTGACGGTAAATTGAAAGCCAGGAACCGCCAACATGATATTGATGATGCTATGCATATTATAAATAGATTTCTTGATATTATTGATTTCAAACTGGAAGGACGAATAACTTTAATCGATAAACAAACAGGCAGGAGGTATGAGTAATGAACGAGATTGAAGCAATAGAACAATTAAAAATGAAAAGAGTTTTACTTGAAAGAGATTATTTTTCTCCGACGGATTATAAAGAATTTGATTTAGCAATATCAGCACTTGAAAAGCAGGTTACTAAGAAGCCAGTTGTAGGTGAGTATGATCATATGCTTGAACAAATAGAAGTCAAATGCCCTTCATGTAGTGGTATGGTTGGAATTAATAATGGTGAGGGAATAGACATATTCTTTGATTATTGTTCTGACTGTGGTCAAAAGCTTAGTAAATTGGAGGTTTAAATGCGCTACCATTACACGGATAAAGAAACAAAGGAAATTCTAAATAATCTAACAGTCTTAATCGACACACGAGAGCAGGAAAACAGACATATATTAGAATTTTTTAATAAGAAAAAAGTGAATTTTAAAAGTAAAAAGCTTGATTTCGGTGATTACAGTTTTATGCTTCCTCCGATGCCAGAGCTTGGAATAATTAAACCTTTATTTTTTGACAATGAAATAGTAGTTGAGCGTAAAGGATCATTGACAGAGCTTTCCGGGAATTTGACCAAAGACCGTGAAAGATTTGAAAAGGAGCTCATCAGGAAGCAGGGTGCAAAATTCTATTTAATGGTTGAAGACGGCAGCTGGGAGGATATTCAAAGTGGAAATTATAGAACTGAATATAATCCAACAAGTTTTTTAGCAACCTTAAATGCTTACATAGCAAGATATAAAATAGATGTTAATTTCGTTACTAAATATTATGCAGGAATGTTTATATATGCATTATTTAATTACCATTTAAGAGAAGTAATATTGAATTACAAGGGAGACCTGGAAGAAGGTGAGTAACATTGTTTGATTACGACAAAATGTTTGATGCAATTTTGCCACAATTACAAGATAAAAAGAAAAATTTTAATACAAAAGACAAGGAAAACTATAGTTTTAAATGTACTCACCATCAAGACAAGACTGCATCAGCCTATATTGCTCACAAAAGTGACGGTGGTATAGTTGCAGGTTGTCGAACATGTGGAAGCAGTTACGGGTTAAATACTTTACTTTCAGATATTGGTTTAAATAAGATGGACTTTGTAGAGAAAAGCGAGACTTATTTTAGCAAAGAAAATCTTATGAAATATATTAGAGAAGGTAATGTTGGAAATGTCACAAAAGACGGTGAAAGCTGGATCGTGGATAATGATTATGCTTTTGATAATGCTTATTTTTACAGTGATGAAAGAGGTACCCTTGTTTCTGTTAAAATAAAGTACAAGCTTGTTAATCCAGCTGCAGATAAAAAGAAAAAGAAATTTGTACAAAGAGTTATTAGAGAAAATAAAATAATTTCTGCATCTGTGGAAACAGTGGACCAATTGCCAAAGCAATATATTTATAATGCAGCAGGCGTTCAGAATGCCATTAGAAGTAATAAATATGTATATTTAGTAGAAGGTGAAAAAGACGCTGATACTTTAATTTTTAACGGACTGGTGGCAACGAGTTTTGCCACTGGTGCTGGCTCCATGTTTGATGATTATAAAAGTCAGTTAAGAGGAGCAAAGCTTGTTATTTGTAGTGACTTTGATGGACCAGGACGAAATCATGTTGAAAAAGTTAGAGAGTTTTTATTTGATGAAGTCCAAAAAATGTACATTGTTGAATATCTTCCAGAGCTCTCTAAGGTTCAAAATGATAAAGCTGATGTAACTGATTGGCTCAATGCTGGTCATACAATAAAAGAATTTACTGAATATGTGTTCGAAAGCTGCTTAGATGTCAAAAATTTTTGGAATCTTCAGGAATACAAAGATTTGGGCTATGGTATATATAAATGCAAAGAAGGCAATGCATATGATAAAAAGCAATTAACCAATTTCACAATTGATGGCATCAATATAATTAACAGAGTTGACACAGAAGAAGAGTATTTTGAAATGATTATCAGGACGCATGACAAGAAGACTCTCAAAAGGCGTGGCAGCATACTTGTTTTTAATGATGTTCGTAAGTTTAGAGATTTCCTTAATTCCTCGGACCTTGTATTCCGTGGAACTATTGACATATTGATTGACCTGAAGGAATGGTGCTTTAAATACAAAAAGCGTGATACGACGACCGCATATGATGTTGGTGGTATTAGAAATATAAATGGTAAATGGTTATTCGTAACATCTGAAGGTAGTTTTGACGGTGATTTTGTATATGACAAATCTAAAATGTATTATGACTATGATAATTTTGAAGCGTTTCAATATGTTGAACTTCCTACCAAAGAAGAGGTTAAAAAAATATATGAAAGCTTAATTAATTTCAATAAAAAAGAAATTACTTATACAACTTTAGGACATGTTGGAGCTATGCTACTGAATGGAAAATATAAAGCATTAGATATTAAGCTTAATCATCTTGCTATATTTGGTGAAGCTGGAGCAGGTAAATCGACTATAGCAGAAAAGGTAATAATGCCTTTAATGAATTACAACGTAAAAAGTAATGCAAGGGATGTTACTAATTTTGGATTTTTAAAGGAGACTTCTACTAATACTACTACTCCATTTTTTGCTGATGAATATAAGCCATCAACATTTATGCTTAAGAAAAATCAAGAATTAAGTAATTTATTCAGAAATATTTATGATGGTAATAGCAGCGTTAGAGGTAATAAAAATTTACAGACAACCAAGATCACGCCAGTACGACCATTAGTTGTTATAGGTGAGGAAGGCTTTTGGCAGGATGAAACCGCTTTAATAGAGCGTTCTAATATTATATATGCATCAAAGGCTACAAGGAACGAAGAGAGCTTGCAGCATATCAATAATTTAATAAAAAATAAAGAAATATTAAATAAATTTGGAAAATTACTTGTAAAAATTGCATTAGATACTGATGAAAGTAAATTTTTAGATTTTAGAAAAAAATGTGATAATCTTGTTGATTTCAAAGATAGAATATTTACTACATTCGCTAACACAGTTCAAGGCCTTAATATTGTTAGAATTGCTTTTAAGTATTACGGTATTGAATTAGATTTCAAGGAAGGTGTTGAATTCATAAAAAGTAATATCTGTGAAAATGTGCTTCAAAACAATGCAGAAACAAAAACTCAGATTGAAAAAATGTTTGAAATAATAGATGAAATGATTTCTACTCATGTAAATGTCAAAGATGGCATAAGAGTGGATAAAGAAAGCGGAGTTGTTTATATTTACATCCCTTATATGTATCCAATAATTAAAAAATATTTGAGGGATTTCAACCGGGAAGAAAATGTACTTGAAAAAAATGACTTCATTAAGCAGCTAAAAGGCAGTAAATATTTAATGACTGATAAAACGATGCCTGTGAGAATAAATGGAGCTGTTAAAAAAAGTTTTAAATTGAATTTAGATTTATTAGATAATTTGGGACTCGATAATATTTGCACGTTCGAGCCAATCAGCGAAGAGGATTATGAGCAGATACCTTTTAAGATGTAACCTAATTTTGAGAGATGTAACCTGCTTGTAACCTGTTTTTAGGAAAAAAAGTTACAAAAATATTTTTGAGTGTTGGGCGCTGAATGCGTTGGTATTACTATATATATATAAATATAAATTATAAATTATTATTATATTATATATACTTGTAACCTTTGTAACCTCATTAATAAGTATACCTACTTACATGTGAGACATTCTTCCTAACATAGGGTGTGTAAATTTTTTTTGAGGTTACAAAATCAAAAAGTCAAATAGACGTTGGAATATCAAGTGTTAACGCATAACTTTGACAGGTTACAAGGGTATTGCAAAAAGGTTACAGGAGGTTTTATGGACGAATTAATTAAAAAATTCAACTTAAACATAAATCGAATAAGAAAAGCAAATCAATATTTTAAAAACAACAAGGTCAATGCCAAGGCAGAACAGGAGTTGAATAACATCATTATGGATTGCAACGACATTTGTAATAAGCTCCAAGGCATGGGATTTGATTTAAATAAATTAAACATGGATATTACATAACAGGGGTGAGAAGATGGCGAAAGCTAAAATGAATACAAATACTAACGATAACGCTAAGATAATTGAATTAACAGCACAGGCTGCAGCTGAAAAAGTAGTATTGGAATTTCAAAAAAAAGGATTATTGAAAGATACTAAACAATCAGCATTTCAAAAGACTGAAATTCTTTTATATAATTATAATAGTTTCAAAGACGCTATAAAGGAAAAGCGTAAGCAAATTAAAGAAGTAAAATCATATGGCACCAAAGAAAAAAGTAAAAGCATAACTTCATTCAGTTCTGGTGGATCATTTAGTTCCAAGGATGAAGGTGAGAAAATAGATGACAAAGTTGAACAGTTGGAAAATTCAATTACAATTACAAAAAATTTAATTTCTGTAATTGATAATAGTTTAGAAAAATTGCAAGATGATCAGTACTTTGAAATTATAAAATTAAAGTACTTTGAAAAGAAAAAAGGTGAAGACATTGCGGAATATTTTAATGTTGAAACTTCAACCATTTCAAGGAATAAAAACAGACTAATTAATGTATTGAAAATATACTTATTCAGTGATGATGTAGTTAATGAATTATTTTCATAATGCAATTTCCGCGCAATTTTGGTGCTATGGACAAATCAATATTAAAGGATTATAATTGTATTATCGAAAATTCTGAAAATTGAATCATATGTCGTACGTCAGAGCAAGGATAGCACTTTTCTCAGACAAGAGCTCCGAGAGACACTCAATAAAAGGGTGTCTTTTTTATTTAACACATGTACCATGCGTACAAAGTGACTCTGATTGCGATACTCATAAGGTGTCGCTTTCTGTATTAGGTTGATGCAGCAATGCATAGGGATATTACTCATAATGTCAAGGGTGGGGACTGAGTAAATAAGAAGGTGATGTTATTAGAAAAGAATTAATAGCAGCAATTAAACAAGGTAATGAATTAAAGTTTTATAAAAGTTCTGATTGGAAAAAGAAAAGATATGACATTTTATATAGAGATCAATTCGAATGTCAGAAGTGTAAAGAGCATGGAGGTTTCAGTAAAGCTAAATGTATTCATCATAAGAAACATTTAAAAGAATATCCAGAGCTTGGACTTACTGATAATAATTTAATAAGTCTTTGCGATGCTTGCCATAATGAAGAGCATCCAGAGAAGTTGCATTTTGAAATTAAAAAGCCATTAACAGTTGAGAGGTGGTAAGTATGGGAGTATCAAGGTTAAGTGAGAAGTGTCGCAAGTGCAAGCATGTAGATACATGTAATCATAAAAGGATGGAAGCATTAGCATATATGAATGAAGTATCAGAGAATGCTGGAATAAATACTTCAGCACCTATAATGCAACCGCATGATTATAGAGATATAAAGATAGATGCTAATACTACAGTTACTATTGATTTAGAAAAATTAAAAATGAAAATCAACCAACAACTCTATGGAATGCATTTAATATAAATATTTAAAATATTATACCCCCGGTCGAAATAAAACGCATTTTAATATGTAACGTGGGAACGGTAAGGGTATCAGACAAGAGAAAGATTTTAGAAAATTAAAGATGTAGGGAGGTGTTTGACATTACTAAACGAAGTGAATTAAAGCGAGATATCTTAGACCAACTTGAAAGAAATGGAGTTTATGGAAGTCAATACACAGACCTTGTAGAAGATTATATGTCTATGTGGGATATAAAAAACAAATTACAAAAAGATATAAGAAAAAGAGGAGTTGACATTGAGTGGGATAATGGAGGCGGTCAAAAGGGTGTCAAGAAAAATGACTCATTGACGCAGCTATATAAAATCAACTCTGAGATGCTCAACATTAGAAAAGAGCTTGGACTGCAGCCAGGAAAAAATAAGGCGGTAACCAATAAAGATGAAGACGACTTGGAAATGTAGGCAGAAAGATTATCATCCTTACATAGATAATTATATTGATGATTGTCGGAGCGGCAAAACCATAGTAGGCGAAGACATATTATTAGCATTAGACATTGTAGAAGAAAAACTTAATAATCCTGATGTCTTTATTGATGTCGAGAAAACAGATAAAGCAGTTGAATTGATAGAGAAATATTTTGAAATCACTTTATTTGACTGGGAGCTTTTTGCCACAGCATTAATACATTGCTACTACAAGTCAGATGACACAGTAGTTTTTGATGAGTACCTTATAGAAATGGGAAGAGGCAACGGTAAGAATGGGTTTATAAGTCCAGTTGCTTGGTATTTAACAACACATTATCATGGAATCAAAAGCTACAATGTCGATATTATAGCTAATAGTGAAGAACAGGCAGAAACTTCTTTTGATGATGTATATAATGTTTTAGAAAACTTCAAAGATAAAATTAAGAAATTTTTTTATTGGACTAAAGAAAAAATTTTAAATATAATAACAAATTCTTATATAAAGTATAACACATCAAATGCCAGAACAAAAGATGGTAAAAGATCTGCATGTTTAATTTTTGATGAAATCCATGAATATGAAAACTATGATATGATTTCTGTTTTTACAAGTGGATTTGGTAAGAGAAAACATTCCAGAATATTTTATATAACAACGAATGGCCATGTTCGAGAGGGTGTCCTCGATGATAAGTTGAAACTGGCAAAAGATGTATTAAACGGAATTATTAAGGATTTAGGATTTTTACCACTACTTTATCACATAGATTCTGAAGAAGAAGCACTTAATCCTGAAATGTGGCATAAAGCTAATCCATCTTTAAAGTATTTGCCTGAACTAAAAAAACAGATGAATAAAGAATTTATACAAATGAAATACACTCCTTCGATTGAAAGAGATTTTTATACTAAGAGAATGAATTGGCCAAAAAGCAATGCAGAATTGCCAGTTACTGAATGGGTAAATATAGAGGCAACAAGTAAACCTCTACCAGATCTAAAAGGGAGAAGTTGCACAATAGGAATTGACTATACAAAAATTACGGACCTTGCATCCGTTGACATACATTTTAGAGATGGAGATTTAAGGTTTGATATATCTCATTCTTGGCTATGTCTTAAATCTTCAGATCTAAAAAGATTGAAAATACCATGGCAACAATGGGCCGATGAAGGAAGGTTAACTTTAGTAGATGATGTTGAAATAAGTCCTACTTTATTAACAGATTATATTATAGAAAATACCATGCATTATGATATTAAGGCAGTTGCAGTAGATGATTTTAGGTATGCATTAATTGCAAAAGCTTTAAAGGAAATTGGTGTTGATAAAGAACATAAAAATTTATATAAAGTTAGGCCTTCAGACATAATGAAAATACAACCAGTTATTGAAAGTATATTTGTAAATCATAATTTTGTATGGGGTGATGAGCCTCTTTTGAGATGGGCTACAAATAATACTAAATTAATTGCCTCTGGTAAGAAACAAGGAGAGGACAAGGGTAATTTTGTATATGGAAAAATCGAAGCAAAGAGCAGAAAAACAGATCCGTTCATGGCTTGTGTTCATGCTACTGTAATTGAAAATTTATTGGATACTGGAGCGAGTGAATATAATGACTTGCCAGTTATTACATAAAGAGGAGGTGAGAAGATGTGAGTTTAATAACATGGTTAGTAAATAGAATTAGTGGAACTACCGAACCGACAGAAGTAGAGATTAAAGAATTTTTTAATCTACAGGCCGAGGTTGTTATTAGAAATTTGGCGTTTCAAACCGCTGTTAATCTAATAGCAAATGCAATAAGTAAGTGTGAATTTAAAACATTTTACAAAAATGAAGAAGTAAAGAAACAAGAATATTATTTATGGAATATCGAACCAAACAAAAATCAGAATTCCAGCGAGTTTATCCATAAATGGATTTCTAAACTCTATGAAGAAAATGAATGTTTAATAATTGAAACAAATGGACAACTTTTGGTAGCGGATACTTTTAGTAAAAAAGAGTATGCGCTTTTTGATTGTCAATTTACTGGTGTAACTGTTAATGGATTTACTTTTAATAAAACATTTCTAATGAATGAAGTAATGTATTTTAAATTAAATAATAATGACATTAGAAAACTTATTAATGGAATGTATGAAAGTTATGGAAAATTAATTTCTTATAGCATGAATGCATATCAAAGGTCAAGAGGAACAAAAGGTATTTTCAAATATGAAACCTTGCCAGTAACCGGTACTGATGATAGAAAAGCATTTGATGCTTTAATAAATGAAAAAATCAGTAAATGGCTTGCAGGTGATAATGCAGCATTACCTTTAGGGCGTGGGCAAGAATGGAAAGAGCTTACACAGAAAACTTATGCGTCTGATAGTACAAGAGATATAAAGGCAATGGTTGATGATATTTATGACTTTACAGCCAGGGCGATTTGTATTCCTTCTGTAATGTTAAAAGGTGATACCGCAAGCTTAGGTGACGAAGTAGTGAATAATCTTCTGACATTTTGTGTAGATCCTCTGACTGATATGCTGCAGGAAGAAATCAATCGTAAGCGTTCAGGGTATGCTGGATTTAGTCAAGGTACTTATTTAGACATAGATACTAAGTGTATTAAGCATATTGACTTATTAAGCGTTTCAACCGCTATAGATAAACTTATTTCAAGTGGAGCATTCAGCATTAATGACATTAGAAAGCTTGTAAATGAAAATGAAATTGATGAAGATTATGCAAATCAACATTTTATAACTAAAAACTATGCGTCTGTAGAAGATTTGATTGCATCGTTTAATTCAGGAGGTGACGGTAATGGTTAAAATTTCTAATAAGGAGATGATCCAGCCTATTCTAAATAAATTTGAAGGAGGTGAACTAATGGCAAAAGGAATGAAATTAAACTTACAATTATTTGGAGAAAAACCAAAAACCATTTGGGAATTAAAACAAGCAGTAACTCCAGGTACATTAGAAATGTACATATATGGAAACGTACAAGGTGACTATTATGATTGGTGGAAAAATGAAGAAGTAGAAAGTGAGACATCTGCAAATCACTTTAGAAATGAACTGGCCAAATATCCTGATGTTACACAAATAGACATTTACATAAACAGCTACGGTGGCAGCGTATTTGAGGGAACAGCTATTTACAGCCAATTAAAAAGACATCCAGCAAAAAAAATAGTGCATGATGACGGTTTTATCTGCAGTGTTGCAGCTACAATTGCAATGTGTGCAGATTGGTTAATAATGCCACGTAATACCATGATGTTTATTCATAACGCAACAAATTACGCATACGGAAATTCTAAGCAGTTGAGAAAAGCAGCTGATGATCTTGATGTAATTATGCAAGGTAATATTCAGGCTTATCTTGAGAAATCAAATGGTAAGATTACAGAAGAAAAATTAATTGAGCTAATGGAAGCGGAAACATGGCTGACAGCTCAGCAGTGCTATGAATATGGTTTTTGTGATGAAGTTTTAGGACAAGAAGTTGATTTGACTGAAGCTAAGCAATTGTTGCAACAAATGAATAAAACATTAGAGCAACAATTGAATTATAACAAAGCTTTATCAGCGCAGTTTAAAGAATTAGTTGTAGCTCCTGTACAAAAAACACCTGAACCGAAAGCGCCACCAAATGATCCAGAACCACCAAAAGAAAGTAAATTTAATAGATTTTTAAATCAAATAAAAAAAAAAGAGGAGAAATAACATGAAAAAACTAAAATTACAATTATTTGGAATGAAAAACAAAGATATACTTCAACAAAGAAAAACAGATGCTTTAAATAAAATAGCACAGGCACAAAAAGACGACAACATGGAAGCAATGGCTCAAGCTTGGAATGAGCTATCAGAAATTAACCAGGAAGCAGTTATGGAAGAAGCAAAAGGTTTAATTCAAGCTGCAGATACAAATGTTTTAATTGGAAGAGGCGTTAGACAATTGACATCAGAGGAAAATAACTATTATCAAAAAGTTATTGATGCAATGAGAACATCAAATCCACAACAAGCATTAACTGATTTAGATGTTACTTTGCCAATAACAACTATTGATGCAGTATTTGATGATTTAGAAACTACTCATCCACTGTTAGATTTAATTGATTTTCAAAACACAAGTGGATTAATTGAGTTCATTGTAAATACAAATGGTGCTGAATTAGCAACATGGGGAACTTTAACATCAACTATCGTAAAAGAGCTTACAAGTGGATTTAAGAAAATCAACATGAGCTTGCATAAATTATCTGCATTCTTGCCAGTCGCAAAAAGTATGCTTGATTTAGGTCCTGTTTGGATGGATAGATATGTTAGATCGATATTAGCTGAAGCATTAGCATTAGGTTTAGAAGAAGCTATTGTAAACGGAACTGGAAAAGATATGCCTATAGGTATGAATAGACAAGTTGGTACTGGTGTTGTGGTTACTGACGGAGTTTATCCTTTAAAAGAAACTGTAGCAGTTGTAAGCTTAGATCCTGTATCCTATGGAACATTAATAGGAGGGATGGCAGTTGATGCAAATGGAAAGGCAAGAATAATTAATGAAGTAATTATGGTTGTAAATCCAACGGATTATTTAACTAAGGTAATGCCAGCAACAACTGTAAGAAGCGCTGATGGTACTTATGTAAATAATGTATTCCCATTTCCAACAAGAGTTATACAATCAACTCAACTGACTGCAGGCAAAGCAATATTCGGACTTGGTAAAAGATACTTTATGGGAATAGGCACAGCTAAAACAGGAAAAATTGAATATTCGGACGAATACAAATTCCTTGAAGATGAAAGAATTTACCTTGTAAAACTTTATGGACATGGTGAGCCACTTGATAATAAAGCATTTGTTTATGCTGATATTAGCGGTTTAGTTCCTACTATTCAAGAAGTATCAGTAAATGGAATAGTTCAAACTCAAGAGGTGGTGTAATAGATGAAAATTAGGGTAATTAGGTCTTTTGTAGACAAGTACTCTATGAAATCTAAGCCAAAAGGAACTGAGTTTGAAGTTACTGAAGAGAGGTTCAGCGAATTAACCGCTGGGCCTCGTGGTATTTTTGTAGAGGAAATTAAAGTAGAAACTCCGGTCGATCCTCCAAAGGAGCCATCTGAAAACCAAGTACCATCTGCAGATGTAAATCCAGCTGAGCCACCTAAGGAGCTGGAACCACCAAAAGAAGAAGTTATGGAAATTAATTTTGATAACATGACTAAAAAAGAATTAGTAGAATACGCAAAAGAAAAAAGTATTGAATTAAACATGGAAATGACTAAAAAAGAAATGATTGAAGTTCTGCTCAAAAAGTAGGTGATTAAATGGCTTTATTAGATGATTTCAAAGAAAAGCTAAAAATTACATGGAATGATGAAAATACAGGTTTAGAGGATAGTATTTCAAGTGGTAAAACATACATTCAATCAATAACAGGTACGACATTAGATTTTGAAGTAACTGGAGAACCTCGTACATTGCTGATTGAATATTGTCGCTATGATTATAATAATGCAATTGAATATTTTGAAGAAAACTTTGGTAGCAGGTTGTCAAGATTAGCATACATGGAAGAAATTAAAGAGTATCAAGCAGCTCAAACTGAGGTGATTTAATATGATTAAATCCAAACAGGATGCCATGAAAGATGTTGGCAAGGTTTTAAGGCAAAGAATTGATATACAAAAGAAAACTATAACTAAAGATTCTATCGGTAATCAAATTGAAGATTGGCAACCATGGAAAAGTTTTTGGATTGAAGCCAATGGATTGTGGGGGGCTGAATATTACGCTGCAGCTACTCAAAATCAAGAAAACACAGTTGAACTTACTTTGAGATATTGTAAGGATTTAGAGTTGATTAATACTTTTGAATATAGAGTTATTTTTAATGGCAAAACCTATGACATTAAAAATATAGATAATATTAAGTACGAAAATACATGGTTTAAGCTCAAAATATTGGAGCGTGGTATAAGTGGCAGTTAAAATAAGCTATCACGATTTAGGATCTCAAATAGTAAGCCAAATTGCTGGTGCTTGTAATTACGCATCTGATGTTGTTGATGCTGCAGGTGAGGAAGTTTCTAAGGAAATGGTAGAAGAATTAAAAGCTACTTCTCCTGAGCAATTTGGTAAATATAAAAAAGCCTGGACATATACAAGAACAGGCTATTGCAGTTATAAGGTCCATGTTAAAAAACCGCACTATAGATTAACTCATTTACTTGAAAAAGGACATGCTCTAAGAAATGGTGGAAGATCTAAAGCAATACCACATATAGAGCCTGTTGAAAGAGTATATGTTAAGAAATTTAGAGAAAAGGTAGAGGAGGCGTTTAATCTATGATGAATTTACAAGAGTTTTTAGAACAGACAGGTTTACCAGTAGCTTATCATCATTATGAAAACCCTCCTAAATTGCCTTATGTGGTTTATTTATTTAATGACAGTGATAATTTTGGAGCTGATGATAGAGTATATAGCAAAGCTGACGACTATGACGTTGAGTTGTACTCTGACATCAAGGACCCAGTGACTGAAAAGATATTGGAAGATCTATTTGATGAATATGATATTTACTACGAAAAATCGGAAGAATGGATTGAAAGTGAAAAAATGTATGAAGTAATTTATGAAATATAGAGAAGGAGAAAAACATGAATAAAGTAAAGTTTGGATTAAAAAACGTACATTATGCTGTTATTACTGAGTTAAACGGTACAGTAAGTTATGGCTCTCCAAAACATGTTCCTGGTTCTGTTAATTTGGTGCAGAATGCTGCAGGTGAAACTGTAACATTTCATGCAGATGACATGGCATATTTTGAGGAAGACACGAATAACGGCTATGATGGAACTTTGGAAATGGCATTGATACCTGATACATTTAGAGTTGATGTTTTAGGGGATGAAATAGATACAAATGGAGCATTGATTGAAAATGCTAATGCAACAACTAAGAAAATTGCATTGATGTATGAATTTACAGGTGACATTAACAAGATAAGACACGTAAACTACAATGTAAAAGTTTCAAGACCTAATATTGATGGTTCTACAAAAACAAATACTAAAGAGCCAAAAACTGAAACTATGAACATTGCTGTAAGACCTGCAATTGATACTAATGATGTTAAGTCTAAGTTAGAGCAAGGGAAAGCTGGTTATGACACATTCTTTAGTGCTGTATATCTTAAAAATGCTGCTATTAACACAGTAGCTCAAGCAACTGCATCATTTAGTAAAGCAGCTCCAGCTGATTTAACTATTGATTCAACTTCAAGTGATGGCACTAATAAGGTTAAAAATGTAATGCTTGATGGTGCAAATATAGGTGGTGTAAACTTAACGCCTACTGGTGTAGATGTAACGATTAAGAGTACATTTATTTCAACTGTAGCAATAGGAATACATGTTATTACTGTTGAATTTGAAAAAGGAAATGCAGTTACTGTAACATTGACTGTAACAGCTTAGGAGTGATTATATGTTAAGTAAAATAGTGAATATAGATGGTAGAGAGGTAGAGTTTAAGGCCTCTGCCTCTACTCCTCGTTGGTACAGGCTTAGATTTAGACGTGACATCATGCAGGACATGGTGAAACTTAAAAAGGCTTATGTAATTAATCAGCAGGAAGGCGCTGAATTTGAAATAACTGATTTAGAAATATTTGAAAATGTTACTTATGTCATGGCAAAACAAGCTGACAGTTCAATTCCATCTGATATAAATGATTGGCTTGACCAGTTTAATATGTTTTCAATTTATGAAGTATTGCCAGAAATTTTGGAACTATGGTGCCTTAATGAAGAAAGTCAAATAGAGTCAAAAAAAAACTTGATTCAAGTAGCAGGGAGTTAACTACTCCTCTTTTTTTATTGCGTTGCACTGAGCTTGGACTTACAATGGTTGATTTGGATTATTTAACTATCGGATTAGTAACTGATATGCTGATTGAAAGAGCTAATGATAAATATGAATATGATGATGAGGATATTGTAAGAGAAGCAACACAAGCTGACTTTGACAGGTTTTAGGAGGTGAGATTATGGCAGGAAAAATAAAAGGAATTGTAATTGAAATAGGTGCTGATACCAAACCCCTTGAGAAAGCCTTGGATGGTGTTAATAAGAAGTCTAAAGATATACAAGCTGAACTTAGACAAGTCGATAGATTATTAAAATTAGATCCAAAGAACACTACTTTAGTTGAACAAAAGCAAAAGCTTTTAGCGGAGGCAGTTTCTAATACCTCTGATAAATTAGAAACTCTAAAGGATGCAGAAAGACAGGTTCAAGCTCAATTTGCTAAAGGTGAAATAGGTGAGGACCAATACAGAGCCTTACAAAGAGAGATAATCTCTACTGAACAGAATTTAGAGAGCTTAGAAAAGCAAGCAAAACAAAGCAATTCGGCTATTAAAGGATTTGCTGATGCTGGAGATAAACTTACTTCAATAGGAAAGAAAATGTCTGTAGTATCTGCAGGTATAGCTGCAGGGGTGGGAGCTGCTGCAAATTCTGCTTTAGAAAGTGCTGACAACTTAATTAAATTAGCTGACCAGACAGGACTGACTACTACAGAATTGCAAGAATTACAATATGTTGGTGGTCAAGTTGGTGTTGAACTTGACACAATAGCAGGAGCTCAAGCTAAGTTAACTAAAGCTATGTCAGGTGCCAGAGATGGCACAGGGGCACAAGCTGATGCTTTTAAAACATTAGGAATTTCTGTAACTGATGCAAACGGACAACTAAGAAACGCTCAAGATGTAATGGGTGAGACTTTAAATAAACTTAATGGTATAGAAAATGAAACTGAAAGAGATGCTTTATCCATGGCCATATTCGGCAAATCTGCAATGGAACTCAATCCATTAATGAAGTTAGGGGCCGACGGAATAGCCGAAATGAAACAAAATGCTCACGATATGGGTATTGTTATGGATGAGGAAACAATCGCATCTTTAGATAACTTTGGTGACTCTATGGAAGGATTAAAATCAGTTTCTATAAGTGCCATAGGTGAAGCTTTAACACCATTTATAGAAAAACTTACTGATATGGTTAATTGGTTCGCAAATCTTGATGGTGGAACTAAAAGTGCAATATTAACTATATTAGCGATAGTTGCAGCATTAGGTCCTTTGTTAATGATTATAGGCTCTATTTCAACTGGAATATCCGTATTGATACCTATTGTAGGTGGCGTGATTGCTGCCTTTAGTGCAGGTGGAGTTGCAGCAGGTGTATTAGGTACGGCATTTACAGTTTTAACAGGGCCAATTGGATTAGCAATTGCATTTATTGCAGCGTTAATTGCTATGGGTGTTAAGCTATATAAAAACTGGGATGCGGTTAAAGAATATGCCGATTCTTTAAAAGAAAAATTAAAAAACATGTTTGATTTTAAATGGAACTTACCAAAAATTAAATTGCCACATTTTAATATACAAGGTCAATTTAGTCTTAATCCTCCAAGCATTCCATCATTTGGGGTTGATTGGTATAAAACAGGCGGAGTATTTACAAAGCCAAGTGTTATAGGTGTAGGTGAAGGTGGAGAGCCTGAAGGGGTATTTCCTTTATCGTATTTAAAAGGTTTATTAGGCAGTGGCGAAGGTGGAGCCTCAACTGTAAATCATACAGGCACTATCAGAGTTGAAGGTGTGAGCAATGAGGGACAACTAATAGCTGTTAAAAACATAATCGTGGATGAAGTTGTAAGAGATAACAGGCGTATGCCAAATAGACCAAGTTTGTATTAAGGAGGAAAATATTATGAAATGGGGAACAACTGAATTAAATGTAATCAAAGATTCATATATACCTCCTTTTGCAAAACCTAAGTTGAATGTTATTGAGATTTTACCAGGAGCGGATAATACTGCTCCGTCTTCTATTATACAACAAGGTGGAAGGGGTAGGTATCAAGTAAGTTTTAATGGTTTTGTCAGAAATAATACAGAATATCAAGCATTATTAGATGACACTATAAATTTAACAGAAAGAACCTTTGATGGCGCAGATGGATTTACCATGAATATGATTATTTCTGATTTCACTCCTACTAAAAGAAGTTTATTTCCATTGAAAATAGAATACAGCATGACATTGATGGAGGTGTAGCTATGAGGGAGATACCAAGCGAAGTAGCTACACTTCTAAAAAGTAGGTCCATGATTGGCGCAAATAGGCCAGCTTGCGAGGTTACAGTTGAGGGTATGAGTAATGGCTCTATTAATTTTGAAAGCTTAGGAGATACAGTTTTTTCACCTCTTGGCACTCCAATTACAAACACTATGTATGCAAGCTCTTGCGAGTTGGCAGATGGTAGAATATTGGTCGTCTGGGTTGACGGAACATCTATAAGACAAGGCTATGCAGCAAGTGCTGAAACTTTGTTCGCTAATGATTGTTTAACAAATAAAACAGACTTATTCACAGGGCTTAACACTGCAACATCAATTCTTTGTGAAATAGATGCAGGACTTTTTTTATTAGTAGCTTGGAAACAACAAAATGATGATAAGGTAGCTAAATCCTTACTTTATAAAAGTGCTTTAGGCGATGGCTCTGATTGGACCTTACATTCAACTATTCAAAGTTTAAATTGGTCAACAGCGACAGATCCATTAGGTACTCAAAGAGGCATGACAAAGATTTTTAAAATAGGTAGTCGGTATATTTTGCAGTGTCCTTATTTTTACATCAATGGATCTGGTTGGATTTTATCGCAATATGGTATTTATGACTCAACCGATTTGATTTCATGGATATTAAAATTTGCTATTAATACAAGGGCTAATGGTAATTTTAATAGTGGTTGCAGTTCAACGTTTGTCGAAATTGACAATGTTACATATTGGGCAATGTGGTCAAGTTATGGGGGTCAGAAAATGAGTTTGATTAAATCCACTGATGGATTTAATTTAAATCAATCAACTGTTTATACAATATCAACGGATCTAAATCCGTATTATGATGTAGCTCCTTATAACTCATGCTCTTTATATTTTGATGATGATAGATTTTTAATAATAGGCTCTCAAAAAATAGCATCGCATGAACGGCTAAATATATGGGGTTGCCCTAAAACAGACATAGGAACTCCGACTAACTATATTATTTATGCTCAAACAGCAATAAATTCTCTTTTTCAATCCTCCAATGTAGGACAATTTTTAGAGATATTTGCAAATGGCAAGATTGTAATATGGGCTGAAGATATTATTTTAGGAATAGAAACGAATAAAATCATCAGTATACCTGTTAAAACAATAGGTATAAATAGAAATAAAAATATGGCAGGAAGTCTTAGTTTAGCAATAGACAATAAAAACGGTGAGTGGTCGCCTGATAATACAGTTAATCAAAATGTCCTATTTCCAAACAAAGAAATAACAGTTAAGCAAGGATATGGAATAAATTTAATTAATACATTTCAGGGTTTAATTGACAGAATAGAGATGACTACATTTCCGCATGAATTGAAATTATTGGTTAGGGATAAATTAAAACTTGCTCTTGACCAAACAATTACATGGACAGACGGCGTAACTCATGTAATTTTATTCCAGTCACAGCCTGTAGAAACAATATTTACAACTCTATGTGGTTATGCAGGACTAACAATAGGAACGATAGAAACAACTGGACTAACTATAACAAAAACTTTTAGTTGGGAAACTTATGCGGATTGTTTTAGTTTTTTATCTGAATTAGTAGGATTTGAATATGGAGCAGATGAAAACGGATTGATTTTTTTTAGAAAAGATACTACACCTGCAATACCTACAATTGCTTATGAATTCAAAGAGGGCGAAGATATAATATCATTAGGTTATACGATTGATGACAATGATTTGTATTCAAAAGTTGTTGTGTATGGCAAAGATACAAATGACAATGTGTTATTCGCTCAAAAAGAATATTTATCTAAGGATTATTACAATGTATTGCCTCAAAAAGTTATGAAAATTGATGTTTCTGAAGCAAGCACAGTTGAACAGTTACAAGCTATTGCTGACAGGACAGAAATGTTAATGAGAAGTAGAGTAAGAGAAGTAAGTTTTGCATCATTAGCCATTCCGTGGTTGCAAGTCGGAGACATTATAAGGGTTACAGAAAGTAGCTCAACTATAAGTGAGTTATACAGGGTTACTGATTTATCAACAAGTATGGATAGCAGTGGATATACAATGCAAATTACTTGCTATCATCATAGTGTGTGAGGTGATTTATGAATTTAAGTAAGGTTTTAAAACAGAAAAGAGATGAAGAAGACAGGTTAAGAAATAGAAGTCCCCAGACTGTTTTTACTGAAAATATAGCAGGTGAACAAAATTATAATAATATAGATAGCTTTTTAAAGACTTCAAACATAAAGCAAGGTACAAATGTAACTATAGACATAGTTGGTAAAGATATAACTATCAATGCAAGTGGTGGCGGTAGTAGTGCAAGTGGGGCATTTGACTTCGGTAAAATTACAGATGCAACAACTACGGTTCAAGATTGGGGTGGTTTGGTATGAGTAATCAAGTGCAATTTAGGAGAGGGACAACAGTAGATCATAGTACGTTTACGGGAGCGGAAGGCGAAATTACGGTAGATACTACAAAAAAGACTTTGGTGGTACATGATGGAGTTACAGCAGGAGGAGCTCCATTAGCGAAAGAAGCTGCAGTATTACCTGCTGGTGGTTCTGTGGGGCAAGTACTTAAAAAAAATTCAACTGATAACTATGATGCGAGTTGGGGAGATGCTGGAAGTAGTGCAGTTGAGAATTGGATTACTCCAACATTTCAAAATAATTGGGTTAATTATGACGCTGTAAGTTTCGGAACTGCAGGATATTTTAAAGATTTATCAGGAGTAGTACATTTAAGGGGTATGGTAAAAAGCGGAACATTAAACACTGCAATATTTACTCTGCCAATTGGATATAGACCTGCTTATGTTGAAATTAATCCGACAGTGGCAAATGGAAGTTTAGGTCGAGTTGATGTACTCCCAAATGGAGCGGTTTATTTAGTGACAGGAAGTAATGCAGCAGTTACTCTTGCTGGTATATCGTTTAGAGCTGCTTAGGAGGTAGTGTATGAAATTTGTTAGGAAAATAGACGAAAACGGAATGTTTATTGAAGATACATTTGTTGAGGAATTAACAGAATTCACAATAGAAACACCATGCCCACAAGGGTTTTATAATCCACGTTGGGACGGTGAAAAATGGGTTGAAGGAATGTCACAAGCTGAAATTGATGCAATTAAAAATATGCCTACTGAACAACCGCTGGAAATAAGAAACAGAGCAGATATTGATTATATAGCTATTATGACAGGAGTTGATTTATAATTGTACGATAAAATTAAATACTATTATGATAATGGATTATGGAGTATTGATAGAGTTTTTAATGTAGTTGGAAAAGCTATAACAGAACAAGAATATCAACTTATTACAGGATTTGTATATCCTGCTATGAGTTGATGAATAGAGGTGAGGGATGACGGAATATATTGAAAAAGCTTTTACCGGTTTAAAGCCATTTTGGGGAGCAATATTAGCATTTTTAAGTTACATTTGCTTTCCAGACAAGGCTTTTTTTTATGCAATGATGGCGGTAATTGGTGCGGCATTGTTTGACATAGTAACAAAATCAGTTTGTATTTGTAAAAATAATGGTGGCTATAGTAATGCGGTTAAGACTCATAAATTATTTAGTAAAACTTTATGGACTGGGACTGTTACTAAGATATATGCTTATAGCGTTGTTTGTATTTTGACAGGATTAAGCTATCGTGTAATTTATATACAAGAAGCTGGCATAGTCCTTGGCTCTTTTGTTTATAGCGTTATGTTCATGAGAGAATTTCAATCTAATATAGAAAACTTAGTAGAAGCTGGTGCAGATTTGAACTGGCTTCTTTTATTTTCTAAGAAGAAAAATAGGGACTTGATGAAGGACTTGGAAGGGGTGGAAGAGGATGAAAATATATGATGGCGAATATAAAGTAACATCTTGGTTTGGACCTCGACTATTAGCAAATGGGGACAAGCGGACACATAAAGGTATTGATTATGTAGGGCTTACCTCTAAAAATTTATTAACTGTAACTGATGCAACTGTAATAAGTAGCCAAATTATAACTGACAAAAGCAATTTGACTTGGGAATATGGCAATTACATAATCTTTGATGATGGCTACGGGTATACCTTTAGATATTGTCACTTATCCAAAAGGCTTGTAAGCAAAGGTGATAAGGTTAAAAAAGGACAATTAGTAGGTGTCGAAGGTTATACAGGCTATGTATATCCACCAGATGTGAGAGGTAGTCATTGCCATTTTGAAGTTAGAAATTCTAATAATGAGCCAATTAATCCTATGGACTATTTTGAAATTTTACAAGCAAGAGAGGAAGGAATTAAAATCATGGCAGAAATAAAACGATATAAAAACATTAAGGATATGCCTGAATGGATGCAAGCTTACGTTAAAAAGTGGGTTGAAAAAGGTTATATAAAAGGTAACGACAAAGGAGAGTTGGATTTCTCCGAGGACATGATTAGAGTTTTAATAATCGCAGAAAGAATGCAGGGAGGTAAATAACATGAACAATGTAACTTATCAAATATTAACATTAGTATTTTCTATATTGAGTTTGGTTTTAACATATTTCTTTGTCCCATGGTTAAAAGCAAAGATAGGCAATGAGAAACTTGCAAATATAGAAATGTGGGTTGATGTAGCAGTAGCAGCAGCTGAACAGATATTTAAAGCTGCAGGAACTACTGGACAGGGTACTGCTAAAAAGATTTATGTAATAGAATTTTTAAAAGGTAAAGGAATTACAATAACGGATCAAGAACTGGATGCATTAATCGAAGCTGCAGTATTTGAAATTAATAAAGCAAAGAACTTACTATTTACAGATTTAGCGAATCAAGAATAAATAGGGGGTGATCCTTTATCTATAAAAGGTGATGATGCCTTTAAGAAATTAGAACCAGGCTTAATTGCCTGGTCTTTTTTTATTTGTCGAAAATTTGTTCTTGCATTAATTGTCGAATATTGCTATAATGTAAAAAAGGTTATCTCCCCCGATAACCTGGGATATTCCCCAATACCCCTTTTATGCATGGTCCTTAGTGGACCTCTTTTTTTGTTTAAATTTCAATAAAATCAACGTCATAAAATCGATTTTAACGCACGAAAAACAAGACTTAATGTGTTTATACCTGTTGATTTTGCAATAAAAACTACTCTTCTGCTTTTGTTACTGTTACATCTTCTAAAATGTAAAAATTATTAAAGACTCCCAAAACTTTATATTTAAAGCTTTCTGAATCAATTGTATATAGACTATAAAATTTATGATCTTCTCTTATAACTGAAGTGTCAGAAATCATATCAGCAAAAAATCCCATCAAAGAATTTTCAAAGTGAGTAGTTTCGACTACAGCCTCATTATTTTCTGATTTATATTCCTTATAAGTATCATTGGCTTGTTGTTTATACCATTCTTTATATTCAGCATAAGAAGGATTGGTTGCAGCACCTAATATTAAAATAAATAAAGTTAAAACCGCTCCAATAATTAAAACTTTTTTCATATATATCACCTTTTTTATTTTTTAATATGCTCAAATAAAAAAAGTTTATACTTTTACGAATTAGTAGGTTCTATTTTATGTATTAGTGCATATTATTTAGTAAGAGCGATAATTAATTTAAAGGAGTGTTAGGATTGGCTAAATATGTATTAGGATTGAGTTTTAAAGATAATTCAGAGGATAAAAAGTTACTCGACTGGATTAATGAGCATAGCAATAAAAGTGGTTTTGTAAAAGATATTTTAAAAAAGGAGATGGAAAAAGAGTTAAGAAGAAAATTAGGAATTTTTACAATGGAATAGTAAAAGCTCCCCCAGTGCCTGGACAGCTATTATAGGGAGAGCCAAAAACCACCACCGACAAGAGGTAGTCTATTATTATGCTACCACAAATTTATAAAAAATCAATCGAATTTTGGAGGTAGTTTTATGGAAACGAAAAAAATATCTGGTATTTACGAATTGAACTTACCGTCATATGTTTTAGAAGATGTAGAAAACCGAATTCAAGACTGGTTAAGTATGGGAGGAAAAGAAGAGGATCAATACATCCAGCGCCAAATTTATTATGCTTTGTTGGTTGCAGATAAAATAGAAAATCAAGAAATGCACATTTTTGGAGGTAGTGGATATGAAATTTAATGAATTAAAAAAAACGCACAATGGCGCTATGATTTTTTCCTTTGCTCGTAACCTTCGCATAAGTAAAAATATGCAGGCAATAGCCAAAAAATGCAAGTCCCACGAAGATTTGTTCCTAAAAGTGATATTTTTATGTTTCATTTTTATATTTAATTCGACAATAGCATATGCGGATACAGGAAAAGGGTTAACTTTATATTACAAGTTAGCGGGAGGTGCCGTTAAACTGATTTTAATATTCAAGGGTGCATTTGAAGTTGTTCAGGCGTGTATTAATGGCGACGTACAAGGTGCTAAAAAGAATTTGATAGGTTATTTATTAGCATTTGGTAGTTTATATCTATTGCCAACTGCATTTGATGAAATCGAAATAATGTTCAGGGATTAGGAGGAATTTTATGAATAGCCAATTTACATTGTTTTTAACCAATGCAAATAAATTCTTTGACATAATCTTCAATCCTATTAAATATTTGCAAGAAGTAAGTTATTCCGTGTGCCTAATAGGTTGTTTGGTAGCTATCACGCTGGGTGTTGTAGGATTTGACACATATAAATATGCTTGGTTGTGCATTATAATTTTCATATTCATAAATATTTTATAGGAGGCGGACCGATTGAAAATTGAATTAACTAAACCAAATTATATTTATTTAAAAGTAACTCCAGCAACTTCTATCAGAAACAATGATACTTATAAAATAGCTCAAGCTATCCAAAGTACTTACAAACCTTTCTTTAACAGATTCACATTCCATGATTATAAACAAATTCTAAATAACGCACTCCCACAAATGATAAAATTTGAATTACCATATAAAACAGCGTATATGATTTACATAACAAAGAAAACAGTTGAGTTTTATTTTATTATTGATGAAAGATATAGGAACATACTTAAAGAAGCTTTAAGCAGGGTTTGGAGCTCCGTAACAATTTATGATATAAAGAAGCTCCCTGAGTTTTCTCAAAACGCATTATACAAACAATTGGTATACGCTAAAGAGGATGCACTCTCTTTAGCTGCCGATCGTAGAGATAATGACCTGATAAGTAATAACTTAAATATTATTGATGTATTACAGGAAAATGAAAAGGTTGGTATTTTTTATAACTTCATACCTACCAGTCAATACTCATGGAGAGCAGCATATAAAAACACACTCGATAAATATAAAACTGGTAATCCAGTAGATAAAAACAAGATTAATTTAAATTATATAGTTAAGTCGATTTTTAATGAAATATATCTGACAATAAACATGTTTAATAAAAACACAGGTGTAAGTCTATCAAGTACTAAAGAACTTTCGAATTTTACGTATTTAAAGGGTTCTGAAACAATTCTAAATACTCAAATAGCTTTAGTTGGAGATAGTTACAATAAATTAAATTCAATAAATAATCTTAGAAGTTTGGCGAACAGCTTCAGGTCTATAGACAATGACAATTATTTAAGAAGTAAAAATGCTAAGAAGTTCAATTTTTTAGATTTAAATATAGGGGGATATGAAATGAATAAATGCAGCATAAACGAATGTGGAAACTTTTTAAGCTTACCAGGTCGAGAATTACTTGAAAGATTTGGAATAGAGCATATAAATACCTTAGAAACTGAAATACCTGAAGAACTTCAAAGCGGATATATTAAATTAGGTACTAACACATATAAAGGTAAAACAGCAATAACTACAATGTCAGCGGATAAGAATTTAGCTAACCTTGGATTAGTGGCCTTAGGACCTCAAGGATGTGGCAAGAGCACATTTTTCGGTAACTATGCTAAGGATGTATCAGACAAAGACGAAGGATTGATTTTAATTGATTTTATAAAAAATTGTGAACTGTCAAATGAAATAGAAAGAGTTGTTCCAAAGAATAAATTAATAGTGCTTGATTTATCAAAGCAAGAGGATATGCAGTCATTCAGCTTCAATGAAGTAAATAACTTTAAGGTTAACTCAGATTATGACAGATTAGTAATATCAAATATGCAAACTCAATTAACAGTATCGTTTATTGATTCAATAAATTTAGATCAGAAATTAACTCCAAGAATGAGAAGGAGCTTAGTTGCAGCTGCTAATGTGGTATTTATAAATAAAAACATGAGTATGAGAAATGTTGTGGAATGTATTTCGGACCATCGTAAAAGAATAGACTACATAAACAGGATTCCTGAAGGCTTAAAAGAGTATTTGAAAGACGATATATTCAACCTTGAAGATATGAATGAAGTTGATAAAGCTGGAGAAATATCGGGAACTAAGTCCGCTAAAAGTGATTATGTTTTAGATAGAATAAGTGTTTTAATGGAAGATATAAAGCTCAAAGTTATGTTTAATAAACCTATGGATAAGAATTTGGATTTAATTAAGGCCATGGATGATGGAAAGCTATTATTAATAAAGATACCTGAAAGCCATTATCCAACAAAAACACATAAAAACATATTAACAACGTTCTTTATATCTAAAATATGGTTAGCTTCACAGTTAAGAGGTGGTATGTATAAAGAGCCAAGACGAACACACATTATCATTGATGAGGTATTTCAAGCTCCTACGACGGAATATATTTTAAGGGATGTTTTAGTTCAGTGTAGAAAATTTCAAACAAAGTTTGTTTTCTCAGCTCATTATTTATCGCAAATAGATACTATTAAGGAAGCATTAAAAGCATCCGGAAGTAGTTACATGTTAATGCAGGGAACAGATAAGAAAAACTTTGAAGAGTTAAAAGAGGACTTGGCTCCATTCGAGCTCCAGGATCTATTAAACTTAAAAAGATATCACAGTTTAAATCTTATAAAAACTTCAAACGGATATTCTAAGTTTATAACTGAATTACCAAAGCCAATTTAAAAATTTAAAAGAACTGCCATAATCGACAGTTCTTTTTTG